GTATCCTTGAATAGTTTGCAAAGAAAATAGGGTTTAATGATTCTTCAGGAGGTATAGCAGCTAGCGGAGGCACTTTAAGTAATTTGAATGCACTCATAGCAGCTAGACATAATTCTGATTTAGGTTCAGATCCCAATTCTGTGTTTCTTGTTAGTGAAGATGCTCATTCCTCCTTCATTAAATGTACAAGAATAATGGGTCTTGATGAAGCAAATCTTATCAGGATTAAAACTGATAATAACGGCAGTATTGATATACAAAATCTTAGAAAAACTATAGAAAGATGTTTTATTGATAATAAAAAAATATTCGCTATTGTTGCCACGCTAGGCACAACTGTAAGAGGAGCAATTGATCCTATTAAAGACATAAGTAAAATATGTAAAGAAAGAAATATATGGCTTCATATCGATGGTTCCATTGGAGGTATTTTTGCGATAACTTCTATTCCAATAGAGGGTTTAAATAATATTAATCAGGCTAATTCGATAACAATAAATCCTCAAAAAATAATTGGCATTACAAAGACATCATCGTTGTTATTAGTATCAGAAATGAGTACTTTAGAAAATACATTTTCTACTGGACTTCCATACTTATCATCTAAAGAAGATATTATAAATAGAGGTGAAATAGGTATACAAGGTTCAAGACCCGCAGAGGTTATTAAACTATGGCTAGGGTTACGTTTTTTAGGTCTAAAAGGGATAGAAGATATATTAAAATCTTCAATTAAAAGAAAGGATTTTTTTCTCTCATTAATTCATTAACAAAAGCAACAGGAGCGTTTCCACCTTGTGCAGCCGCTCCAGTTATTTGAGTTGCATAAGTTAAATTACCTAATTTTGATGTAGAACCAGATATGTTTATGGCAAATTTAGTCCCAAATTTTACATAAGTTGTTACAACTTCATCTTTAAAAATATTATCAATCTGAAATTTAATATCACTCATAGAAAAATTTTCATCTTCAATATGAGGATCTTTAAACGTAGTATCAGTATTACGAATCTCAAGCAATGCCCTTGCATTATCTTTTATCTGTTTGAGAGATACCCCTACCAATTGTTTTTTATCAATTAATCGAATTAAGTAAGCATTTAATCGCCCAAGATGAGCACCCTTTGGTTCTATGTTTTTATTTTTTTTAAAAATCTCATCAAGTTCTCTAACAACTTTTTGCTTATTCTTTACAGCATAGATGTCAGATGGGTTCCATTCAGTATATTTTTTTATTTTAGTGCCTGTTTCAAAATTACTATAAATTCCCTCTTCCTTAATATAATCTGAAAATAGATTAACAAAACTTTTGTCACCATATTCAAATTCATCCCACTCAGGACTTTTATATTTTTTTAAAAATTGTTTTTGTTGTTGAAAATATGTGTAAAGCCATCTGCTCAACGAAGTCTCGTAGTTGTAAAAGTATTTTTTTTCTAAAACGGGATAGGTATCTTTATCATTTTCAATGTCTGCAACACTATTAAAAACTTTATTTCTTCTTAAAACCATTTCAAGTATAAAAGTTGACCCAGCTTCTTGAACTTGTGTCGGTGCGTTATCACCTTTTGCATATGATCTAAAATTTATAATTGGTTTTGGTGCTAATTCACCAACTTTAACTCTTAAAGATGTCGTAGTATTTGAAAACTTAGGAATTTTTTTACCAGATATTCCCTCTATAAAATATGAGTCTTGCAAATCATCAAGCATATTTTGCATTTTTTTATATGAAGTATTAAGATAATCCACATACGTCACCTTATCACGAGGACTTTTCTTAACTGATGCAAAATTAGAATACTTTCCAACCTTAATATAAAGTTCTAAATCTTTTGCTAACTCATTTTGTTTTACTGCTTTTGCCATTATTTAATTACCAGATAAAAACATGAAGTCCAAAGTTTTTTTGAATTATCAACCTCAAGTCCTTTAAATTCTTCATTTAATTTTTTACTCATTTGTTTTTCCATCTTCATTCTTGTTTCTAATTGAGACTGAGATACACCCGCACCAAAACCCTGTGATGCTGCAAGATTAAATAAATTTTCTACAGTTATATCTCTCATTATTCTTTTTGTAATATCATCTACTGCAACTGCAACTTCTCCTGCATGTGTCTTATTTAGATATGCTTCCTCTGGACTCTTTGCAGATAACTCAACAGATGCTGAATCCCATTGCCTACTGTTTATATGTTCAAATAATTCTTGAGTATATGGTTCTATTTCCTTTTTAAATTTTTGAGGATCTCTTTTAAATTCTGTAACATAACTACTTCTTGCTAACCACTCAGCACCTTTTGTTTTTTTCCAATATTTTCTTTTAAGTCCGACAAATTTTTTCTGATCTCTTATTTTATTTAATGATTCAATACCTGTCCTATCAGTTTGACGAATTAAATATTGATAATTTTCTGTACCCATTGAACCATAACGAGCAGCACCACCTGCCTCTATCTCAAGTCTTGCACCTCCAGACAGAACAGTTTTAGTTTTTATCTGACCTTTTATATACTCTCTTCGATTTATTTTTCCAGAGTCCTTATCAACTTCATCAACTGAAAACTTTATTTTTGCGTCTTGATTGTTATCAGAGAAATCAATATCATCATACTTAACAACCTTTACAAGATTAGATGTCACATCATTTTCAAATACGACTTTTGCTTTTCCTGTTGGTGCCTTTAAAGAAATAGGATAAAGTAACCCCTCCTTGAATAATAAAAATATACGATTGTTTAACTTCTCCATCATCTTGACAGAGTATTCTGGTTGGTTAATTAATTGGTTATTAAATAACTTAATAAAATTTGTTAAAAAATCTTTAGATCTTTTTGTAAAAATCCAAACATCTGATGGATTCCATTTATCTTTATCTATAGTACCTCTAAATCCAAGTTTACCTCTAACCTTATAAGATAATTCATTATATGCTCTGTATGGATCGTATGTTTTTGGAATCATGTCTGCTCTCATGATCTCATAATCACCACTTTTCTTTATTTTACCATCAGAAAAAAATGCCTTCATTTGTGATTCTAAAGCATTTGACCAAAAAGACTTTCGATTAAACAAAAACTCCATAGCCTTTGGAAGTCTTGAAATAAAAGCGGGATCATTATTAACATTTTTTACCATCGGTGTTATACCCATTCTATTGGTAAAAGATGTTAACTTGCTTATATCAGTTATTTCATTCCAAACAATCGGATTATAATCTTTATCTTTTTTATTTTTATAGATGGCAAAGTAATAGCAAAACAACGCTTCGCTTAAAACTTCAACATCCTTATTACTGACAGCCATTACTTTTTAAAGTATTTTTGTATTATGTCAATCTGATCTTGATACTTGGCAATCATATCTAATTCTTGTTCAATCGCCTCTACAATATTGGAATGCTCACCAATACCTGCAGGATTTGTTAAATACACTTCTACATTTGCTACATGTTTTTGAATGTCACCTTGTGCATGGGCAAGAAGTGCTTTGATTAATTGATCTCTCATGCTATTAGAGTTACTTCAACTATTTATCGTTTACCTCTTCATTATAGCATGGTTTTCCAAATGTTTTATAAGCAAGTTGTTCTTTTAAAAACGCAACTTGTGCTTTTAATTGACTATTCTCATTTTGAAGAACTTCAATCTCTGCTTGATAAACAGTAATCATAGTATCTTTATCTGTCATTTTCTGCACGGTTTTCTGAGTAGTGCACATCAAAGTCTCCACCGGGATATCTCTTCTTTAACTTCTCAACATTACCTTCAATCACTTCATCAAGCGAAACATGTAATGCTTTACATGCTTGCATCACATACCACATTACATCACCCAACTCAATAATAAGATGCTCACGATTATCATGATTCCAAGGCTTACCCTGAAAAACCATTTTCTTAACGATCTCCATGAATTCACCACCTTCAGCACTAATGCCAACAGCAGCAGTAAGAAGCCTGTGAATATTGGAACCTTCTCCGTCAAGGGCACTAAGACTTTCAAGAAAAGATTGATAATCTTTACTGGGATCGGATGTGACACCATCCACGAATAAAGCATACTTATCCAAGTCAACTTTTGATCCTGCATAGTTAATATGTGGTTGTTGATTGTTATGTGTATTAAAGTCTCCAGACATAATTAGAATTTTAATGCGTCAAATTTACTGAGCATTTTGCTCTTATCAGAATTATACTCCACTTCTTGTCCACTGTCAATAATATCATCCTGTGCCCGTTGTTCACAATCATATAATTTCATCTTTGCACGATCTACACCTATCACGAATCTCTTATTTAAAGTTGGATCGTGATAACGATTCTTCAATTGCTTGACCATTATCTGCCCGACCTCCTCCAGTTCCTCCGTACTAATAAGAGCAAACATAAGATCAGCAGTTGCGGGAAGCCCAAAACTTTCGCTTGTATCAGTAAGATCAACATCACTACTAGCAAAGCCAGAGCGAGTCGTCTGAGTAGCGGAGAGGATAGGTACATTAGCTTCAACTGCAAGACCACGGAGTTCTTCCGCAATCGCTTTAATATAGGAGTAAGAATTGACATTGCCTAGTTTTGAATAACGACTTGATGCACAGATATTTAAGTAATCTATGAATATTATATCAGGTTTAAAAGATTTTTTCAACGATAGTTCATTTAACAGTGCTTTGAAATGTCCTGAATGTGCAGAGGCAGTAGGATATTCTTTAATAATTAAAGTTCCTTGTGTTTTCTTTGATATATTATTTACCTTACTTTCAAACATTGGTTTAGGTAAATCAGTGATATCTTGTATATTAACATTTAAAAGATTTGCATCAATTCTTTCTGCAATCTTTTCTTCTGCCATCTCTAAAGTTATGTATAAAACATTCTTACCTTCTAAAAGGACAGAACTAGCGTGATGACACATAAACAAAGACTTACCCACACCAGTTCCCGCAAGTGCAATATTAAGTGTCTTGTTTGGAAGACCTCCCTTTGTAATTTTATTAAAGAGTTCGAGGTCAAATTTAATTCGACTTTCTTTTCTATGATATGATTCATATCTTTCTTCATAATCTTCCAAGTAATCATGACCTATATGATTATCGAAAGAAACAGCCAAAGCATCAGACAGAATACTAGGAATAGCATCCCTTCCTTTTTTGTCATCTTGTCCATCTGCTAATGAAATCGATTCCATAAGTGCCAAATATATAGCACGATCACGACACCATTTCTCAGTTGAATCAAGCAACCATTGATTATCTATTGGTGCATCATCAAAAGTTTTTGTAGTATCTCTTGCTTCTTTTATTTCTGTTTCTGTTAAGTCAGTGCGGTTCTCAATTTCAATATTCAGTGCTTCAACTGTAATTGCAGCATCATACTTGACAATAAATTGTGTTGTCTCTTCAAATATTATTTTTTCAGTTTTATTCTCAAAATATTCTGGTTCGATGAATGGAATCACTTTACGAGAGTATTCTTCATCAAAAATCAGATTACGGAGAATAGTAGTTTCAATTCTTTCCATAATGCACGTAAGTACTCATAATATATTTGGAATTACTTTTTGGTGGTAATCCAGTATGTGGATATTCCCAAGTTGGAGGAAACACTATTACTCTACCAGAAACTGGTTGAATATTCAAGTTATGTAAAGGAAACAAAGTATTTCCATCATTATCATTCAAGTAAAATAAAAATGCAACTGCTCTTATTGATGAACTCGAATCTGTAACATCAACGTGTTCGTCAAATTTTTCATTACCATTATTATAATATCTTTTAATTCTAAATTCTTCTAGTTCTTTTAGAGGTGGTATATATTTTGATCGTACATCATTTTTATATTGCTTGTATACTTGTGCCAGATAAGGTATTAAGGAACGAACAATATTAGGAGATAATTGATTTAAATTTAATTGTGTAAAACAAGGACACCCATTGTAATCAATATACTCCTGATGAGTTTCATTATTCTCAAATAAATCTATAAAACTTTTACAAGCTTTATCAGGAATAACATTATCATATACCTTAACCATATGAAAATTCTTCTCTTGCAATATCATCTAACTTTTGCAATACCTCTTCTGTGAAATACTTATCTGGATTTTTATATATTTCTTTTGCATATACTTTCTTTCCATCCATTTCATATCTACCCGCAACATTTTTCCAGAGACCACCTTTCTCCCCTAAGTCTAAAAGACCATAGTATTTGTCAAGTCCTCTCTCATCATAGTAAAGACGAACTTCGACTTCTTTATTTTCTTTACTCAAACGTGATTTATGAGTCTTTGCCTTGATAATATTTCCAATGACATCTTTTCCGTCTTTTTCTTTCTTCTTGGTAAGATAGATGATTGTAGATGCAGCATACTTGAGACCGCTG